TCAGCCTTGAAACCGGCTCGCCCCTCGCCCGCTCTCGAGCGGCGTCGGATAACCGATCAGGCAAAACTGGTCTAGCGCCCAAATCACCGCCGATTCGAGACCCTCTCCTTTCGTAATCTGGATTTCGCGGTTCCACGGACTCGTGTAGTCCCCCACCCCCACCAGATGGCTTGCGCGGCCGCGCGGAAAACCACGACTTAGCGGATACAGCACCGACGCCTTCGCCTTGTTGAGGTCTCGTCCGTATGTGTAGGTGAAGTTCTCGGTCTTCAAGTTCTCTAACTTCGCCGGAGTCCAAGCCTCTGCCGCGTAGTTCACCGCCAGGCTCCAGCGCGGCTCGTTGACATCCAGCGGAAACAGCACTTCGAATTTCGCCCCCGGATAGCTGCCCCTCACAAAGCTCATCACTTCTTCTGTAAAGGCGCTGATTAATGCGTGAAGATGGGCAGTCTCCTCTGGGAAATCATCGGGATTCAGCCCTGTGTGCGTAAATACCGGCAGGGGTCTCCCGTGTGCGATTTGAAAAGACAACCGCGTGTGCGCGTCGTAGTACGGTAACCCGGACTCATCCGGGAAGTACCACCATTGCACTTCGCCGAATTGCAGGTAGACGGGCATCGATGCCTCATCCATCAATCCTGCCATCTCCAGGTAGACTTGTCTCCAGAAAGCGGTGCTTGCCGGGCCGAAATTCGTCTGGATTGCGGGGGTATTCAACAGCACGGGAGCTCCGCTCGGATACCGCTGCGCGATTCCCACCTCCTCCGACGGGTCGCCGTCTTGTAGCTCCATACTAAACGCGGCGGTCGCTTCGATCCCGTACCCCTTGAGCGCCGCGAAATAGCTTCGCGTCCAGTCGCGAACCGCTCGATTCAATCGGGGCACGGCCGCCAAGTCCGTCCGCCACGCTGGGTCCATCCCGCCGTCCAAGTAACTTTTCCCGCCGCCCGGATCGATGCGTCCCGCGATCTCTCCCCAGAACGGACCCCCTGCCTCACTCGGTGACACGGCTATTGAGATCTGGTTTCCTGCAGCCCCTAACCGCCTGGACCAAATCGTTAGCTTTGCCCCGGTTTGCTCTGCCCAGAGTGCGGTGTAACCCGAATTCAGTTCCAGCGCGAATGCAAGCGCAATACTTTCCTTCGTGTCCCCGATCAGATTCAAGTGTGGAATACTGATCTCCACGCCTCCGATCCCGATCCGCAACTCCGTAATTGCACTGAACACCGGCGCTCCGAAAAACTCCACACTCGCTTGCGCATACTGCCCGCCCACCGCCGCTAGTTCGTAGAACACCAGGGCCCCCACATAGTGGTTCGCTCGGCCTACAAAGCCCAGCGACTTGAGCATCCAGGCGGTTCTTTCCGGTGCGATCGCCAGGGAGTGATCCGTATCCCAGTCGGTAGCCAGCGTGGTCCGGTCGTCCGGCGGGACCACCGGCAACTCTGCGCTCGGTACCGCCAGTTCGATGAAGTCGAAGAATAGTTCGCCTCCTCCGCTGCCCCGCCTGACCTCGACCTGATGTTTTCCTACACCGAACGAGCCCACCGGCACGCGGACCAGGATATCCTCGCCCGCCAGCGCCAGACTGCGCGCGACCCGCACCGTACCGTCTACCAGCACCTCCAGCGGGCCAGCCGTAGCCGTGCGCCGTGTTCCGATGTATAGTTGGTGGGGCGTCACCGCCTCGTACTCTACATAGGCGGCCGCCCCAGGGCTGATTGTCTGATGGATGGCGCCTCCCGAATAATTGCCAAGCTCCTTGGTCCAAGTGCCCGCGTACGTCACCCGCGCGTCGGTGTCCTCGATGCGCTGCGATCCTGGCCCGGCTACTTCGTAAACCAGCCCTTCCCCGCTCACCTGCCAGTTCGTCACGCTTACCTGGAACTCCGACCGGACATACGCTCCGCCCTGTAGGTCGGCCGCGTAGGTCCATCGCATCTTCCGAACTTGCGTCGTCGGCACCAGCATGCCGTATTCGTCTCGAAGGTTCCCGAAATCGAGTACAATCCGCCATTTCGTCGGGGACGTTCCACCAGTGAATCGCTGCCATGACTCCGCCCAATACTCCGTGCGAGCGCCACTCACGTTCCCGTAAACGCCTAGCCGATTGCCGTTCGCTCCCGTTTTGCTATTCTCTACCGTACTCGAGAAGCCGGTGTAATACAGCGTGATCGTCGCCCCATCTGCGCTTGCGCGAATTCGGTGATTCGCTTCATTAATCGCCGTTCTGAGCGCGGCGACAATGTCTTCCAGCGTCTCCCCCGAAACCGCCTGGTGCGTGTAGTGCTCCGACAGACACGCCAGTTCCACGTAGTCTCCCGGCGTCACAGTTCCCTGCAACGTCATAACCGCCGTGGCGCAGGCGTACGTGCCCTCCACGGGAGTTGCATGCTCCCTCAAACTTACCCGGTAGAAGCTCTCTCCTCCGCTTTCATTCTCAGTCCACACGCGCAAGTAAGGCCAGTCCACCGTTGCGTAGAGGTCCGAATCGAGTGCGATACAATTATGGCGCTTTTCCTCATAAGAAAGCCGCACCCGGCTGAGGTCCCCGTCCGGCAGGCAGCGAAACCAGGGATGCTCGAACCTGTTGTCTCGCGACCACTCGACCACCGCCCAATCGAACTGCTGCCGCCACGTCCCGCTCAGGCGAAAACCCGTCGCGGACGCCTCACTCATCGCGGCGATCGCCGACGGCCGCTCAAAGTAGCACTGGAGGTCGCGGTCGGGTCTTAACTTGGTAAGCACATCGTCTCCCCTGGCTGCGCTTCAGACCTGAATCACCACCGTCAGCCCGCTTCCCGGTGTGCCAGTGCCCACCGTTAGCAGGTCCAGTGCGATCCGTGATGCCTTCCGAATCGCCGGCAGATCCCTGCCGTTTACTGCGTTTGACTCCGCAGCGCCATGCGGAACCGTAAGCTCGCACCAGTTCTGGTTGTTCACCCTCAGACGAACCGTTACGCCGGGTCCCTCCACTCCCGTCGGCGGGCTCATCAGGAACGCCTGGACGAATCCGGCGCTGTAGTCGCGCTCCGCCACATATGCCGGAACGGCGTCGGTACCGACCGCGAGAAAGCCATCGATCGTGAGCGTGATTTGGCCGCCGGACAGCGTTCGCAGACCTCGGTCCACGGTCTGCGTGAAACTGACCTCTCTGGCGGCGCTATTGCCAATCGCGTTGGTCACATACATTTGAGCGCTTGCCACCCGCGCGTTCGGCAGGGCGATCGCGTGGCGCCAACTCCCTGCCGCCGGACTGCCAAAGTAGCCCCTCGGAAACGCTACCGCCGTTGTGCGCTGCCGCAGCGGATAGACGGAACTGCCCGCGCCATGGACCGTGGCAGTACTCCCGTGCCGGCCCCGGCTGACGCGCAGTTCCTCGCCGCCCGGCAGGACCTCATCAATCCGAAGGATCTCACCGTCAATCTGGATATAGTCGCCCACCCCCAGACCGTACGGCCCTGTTACCTGAAGGAGCGTGCCCTCGGCGTCCGTCGCTGCGGCCAGGCTCCGCGCGCCTTCGTTCTCGAGCTCGTCTACATAAAAGAGCGTTGTGGTTGCCGACGAGATGTGCCGCGTATTCTCAAGACTGCTAAACGAAATGCCCGAGAGCTCCACGTATCCGCGCGGCGACGGCGTGACCGAAACCGCAAAATACGGAGCCGGCGGAACCCCATCATCGAGCGGTCCGCTCTCTTCGCCCATCCTCCACCGCGTCACCGGCGAAAGCTCCGCGACCGACTCCACGTCGTTTGCGTCAGCGGCTCTTCCCGTGATGTGGATCGTCGCGCCCTCCCGGTAAGGGATTTCCAACAGCGCTGGACTGCTGCTCACTGCAAAGGGGCCCGTCCAGCCGCTCTCCATAATCACCCAACGCGACGTCTCGTCCGGAACCTCGCTCCAGGGAGGTGCGACCGTCAACAGCACGGAAGTGTTTCCGACAATCCTTCGCTCTTGACCCGCCCCCTTTCCCCGCGTGATCCGCACTCCGCGCCCCACGTGTTCGCCCGGTGTCATTTCGAGACTCGCGTTACCTACCGCGGCCGGCCCCCACGACAGTGCAGCCACCTCTGGTTGCACTTCCCACCGCCAGTAGAAGTTCGCGTGGTGGAAAGATCTGTCTGGCGGCGTGACGTGGCTCGCGGCGATACCGGTGTCGAGAAACTCTTGCGCCAACGCCGCGTTCGCCCGAATTCGATAGAGCTGCTGCGGGTTGGGGCCGCGGTATACGTGGAACGTTGCTGCTTCCCCAGGAAACCTCAACCCTGTCAGTTTGACACTCCAGCCCGGTCCAGGCGGCGTCTGCGCCCGGACAATGAACGACATGTCGCCCTCTTCTCCAGCGGCGTTGACCGCGCTTACGCCGTAGTAAAACACGGCGTCTCCCTCCAGAGCGCCCCCTGCGACCGTATCAGGCGACAGACCTACTCCCGGCGGGGCAGGGCCAAACGCCGAAGCCCCGTTCGGCGCTTGGAACTCCGTGCTGATGGCCGCGCTCACCCCCCCAGCCGGATTGATCCGTAGCCTCTCCGTAATCCCAAACTCCGGCCATCCGCTCCCGTTGCTCTCCACCCCAGCCAGCGGCCGCGGTACGCGCAAACCTCCGTTTGGCTGCCGCCGTGGCCCCTCCGACCGTGCATCGATCTCCGCCACGTCGCGATACCAACTGTCATCGTGAATCTGCGCCACCACGCCCACCGTCCGGAAATCGGCTGCCGGTGCTAGTCTCACAATCCGGAACGGTTGCCGGTCAAAACCCTCCCGCAGATACGTCAGGGTGACCAGGTCGCCAGGCTGCAACCCTATCCCGCGCACACTGGTGTCGAATTCCACATACAGATTCCCTCTCACCGAACGGTCCAGGTAGTACTTCAGCGTCCGCGCCGCCTGGCTGAAGTTCGCTACGCCTGCCGCATGAACCGGGCCCGTGATCTCCTGGCCTGTCCGCTCCACATCACCGAGATCTACCAGCGACAGACTGTCCTGTTGGTATTCGTTGAATTCGTCCTGGAACTCAATTGCGTATCGATTCGGCGTCTCGTTCGTCGGCCTGCTGAACACTCTCAGGCTCGCGGCGCCATCCGGACGCCGGAGGATGCCGCCCCGCTGCAGCGTGCCATCACCAAATTCGTACGCCGGCCAGCCTCCCAGCAGAGGCGTCACGGCGTTGCTCCCCTCCCGTGGCGTGGGTTGCTGCTCCGCCAGCGTGCCTTCCACCGCTACGTGCAAGGCGCCCGTCGTGGTGTAGGTCAACAGCAGCCGGCCCGTCTGCCGGATCGCGCGCATGACCTCCGCCGCGCTTCTTCTCTTTTGGATCACCAGGTTGCACTGGAACCTCGGAATACTTACCGGGTTCCCATGCAAGTCCTCCGCCGCGATTGGCTCGCCACAAAAGACGGCCGCCCGGTGAAAGCTCGGCAGGTCGATGTCCCTGATTCGCCAGCCGCTTCGTCGCAGCACGTCCAGCAGGATCCAGGCTGGGTTGTTCGTAAACTGTGTCCCCGCGAAGGCGCCTTCCCCATCGAAAGCGTCCAGGCGCATTCCGTGCACCAACACACGCACGCGTGGCAGTGACTTTCCGTCGCTGATCCGATTGGGAACCACCACAGAAATATACGCCATGCTTCCATACGGATCTCCAAGAGGTGTCCCCGAAGCGTCCCGAAAGTGCAGGTTGAATCCACCCGTCCGATGCCCAAGACTCACGACGTTGAACCATCCCGTGCCCGTCATGTTCCTCCCATCGACGCCCAACGGGATGTCAATGTCGTTCACCAGCACTTTCACTACGCTTTCCAGCACCCCTTGCCCCAGAAGCACTTCCAAGTAGGTCAGGTTTCCGTCGTTGCGTGAGAATACGATGGGAGGTGAGTACCAGCAGGTGCCATACACCAGCGGTACGACATCGTTGTATCGCGCTTCGTTCTCCCGTACTACTGAGGTTTGCCAGCTTTTGTCCCCCGCTCCTCGTACCTGCACCGCCGGCGGCACAAACTCGATACCCCCGAACCGTGCAGTGGGCCGCGCGGCCGCGTCCGCCCGGAACATCCCCCTGGCCTCGCAATCGCTCCTTGTGTAGCCGCAAGTCGTGAAGGGCGCCCCGCCGCTCGCCAGGTTGCCATGCCCGCCAGGCTGGTCCGGAGCATAACCGCATTTGTAGAAAAGCGAATAGGACCCTTCCTCTCCGCCGTTCACCGCCTCGCCCCGCTCCGCCGCGTTACTCGGAAAGGCCCAAGGACAACGTTTCTGGATCCGTACGCCCGGAACCAGGGTCCGCTGTAGATTCATCCGGTTTACTGCGGTCAGCCGAAAGGTTGCTTCTGTGATTTCTTCTGGGGCGTTGAACAAGCCACGAAACAACACCACCCGGTCGGTGGCCGGAGTATCGCTCACCAGGTCGTAAAACAGCAGCGACACCGTGACTTCCCGGCCCTTCCAACCAGTGGTTCTCTCCCGCTGAGAAAAGTAGCCGTCTGCGTTCGCCAGCGTCACCGACAATCGTGGAATCGCATCCACCCCTTGGTCGGCGGCCGTCGAAATCTCAAAGCGATTGTGTCCGATCACCCGCGCTTCGAACGAATGCCCGTCTACTACGGCCCGGTGCGTGCTCCACCGTTCCCATACGCCGCCGGGCAGAGCCGTTTCAAAAAGCAGCAGGGGAGTATGAGTGACGTCCCCTTCTTTATGCGAAAGTATCGATTCCATACGCTACGGATGCCACGGACTTTCTAGATCCAGAATCACGTCATGATTGTTCGGTCCCTGGGAAACGGTGTGTAGTTCGTCCCGCGAAAACCGGCAGCGCGTGTAGAGTCCCCCGCGGCTCAAAGTGCGCTTGTACTCGCTCGGATTCGGTTGCGCTTCCACTTGCGCCCCGAATACTTCGATTGTTTTCCCTGCAGCCACCTCGCACGCGAATACCGAAGCGTCCCCGGAAACCGTCAGTTGCGTGCGGAACACCGCTCGTCTCCATGCCGCGTCCACGCGCACGTAGGCGTGTTGTTCCGCCCCGTCGGCGGTCCGCGCTAGCCGGATCCACCCTTCCGTCTCGGACCGCACGTACAGCGTGAACACACAACCGTAGTACCCGGGGATGGCCACCGTTTGGCCGAAACTCGCCGTTGTTACCCCGTTATTCGTCAACCTCCACGCCCCCTGCCCCCCCAGCGGATCTTCTCCGCCAGGCTCCACCAGCCCCCACGGTGGCCGGTTCCAGCTCGCCTGGCTGAAATCCTCGCTCCATTTGAGGAGGTTATCGTTCGGATCCGCAAAGGTGAATTCCAGCAGTCGCCCGCCGCAGGACGCGAAGAAATTCTTGATCTGCTGCATTTCCGGGTCGGAAAGGGCGCGGTACGTGCATCGCCACGCAATCATCGGCGAACGGTCGTCCGCGGCCCTTACCTGCCGGCCATCCGCCGATTCCGTCGCGATCGTCCTCCATCGAAACGTCCTGCGAATCGGAAATTGCACCGTCGCTCCGCTCGTCAACTGCGGAAAATATCGCGGCATCGCTAGCTCCGGTTCTGCCGTACAATCAGGGCCCCGGCGGTTCGGGTCTCACTGACGAAGTCCCACGCGCATTCCGGTTGATCAAAGCTGCAGTTTGGATATTCTTGCTGGTCGAGGGGATCGATAAAGGAAAAGAAGCCGAAGCCCCCTTTGTGCTCCATATAGAACTCCTGCAAAGTACGCGCCTCGCTCGGCTCCAGCAGATCAAGACGAATGATCCAACGCTTTAGCGGCTCGCCGGTTCCTCGGTACGCCTGCCTTGTACCGTCGACAAACCAGAGCACCTCGTTGCGAAACGCGATTCGCTCCTCCAGGGGGTATTGCGCCACCGCGCCCGTCTTCAGCAATGGAAAGCGAGCCATATCCACCTACAGGTCCGCCACAACGTCGTTCAGCGGATTCATGTTCAGCATCGCTCGCCGCACTGCCAGCGCAATTTCGTCGCTGCGGTCGAGAAACGATTGCGTGTCCAATGCATTCACTTGCACCACCACCTGCCGCGGTCCGGCGTCGCTCCCCGTGCTGAGACCCGCGGCCCGCGGCCGGGACCGTTCGTCGTAGTTCACTTCTCCCACCCAGGGATTACGGCTCCCCTCTTGGTATGCCGCTGCAACGCGCACCGGCGGAGGCAACACGTACCTCGCCAGTTCTGGCAACTCTTGCTGCTTCCGTCCCCCAAACAAGCCCCAAAGGCCCGCGATTAGCGGAACCAGTCCGAATCCGCCTCCGATTCCCCTCCACAACCACCCCGCTGCGCTGCTTTCCCGGTGTTCCTTCGGCCCAGCAAGACTCTTCGCAACCTCTCGCGCCAATCCCCCGCCAAGCCCGGATAACAAGCTAAGAGGAAACGCCCAGGCGAACGAACGCCCCGCCTCGCTCGCCGCGGAAGGCCGTAGCGCTTCTGCGCGTCGCGCTGGCGTCTCCCCTGGCGGCCAAGGCGGACCCGCATTCTCCGGGTTCGTCAGCAAGGACTCGATCCGCCATTCCGGACCCCACCCCTCCATCACCTGCTCAAACAAGGTCCAGAGGGAGGCCACATCAAGTGGTTCGTTCACGCTCCTCCTCCTTCATCCGCTCGCTCTCCAGGATCAGAAATGCTTCCACGTCTCGGGCCCGCAAGCGGTCAGCGTCCGCCGGAGGCCATCTGGACCACACCGCGTACCGGTCCAGCCACTCCAGGCTCTGCGGTGTGATGAGTGACTTCGGACACCGCGCGGTAGCCACGCCCGGTCCGGCCCACACCGGACTCTCGCTTTCCGCGGGACATGGTTTTAGCCACGCACATCGCCGGATTTCCGCCAGGCCGCTGCTCTGGCAGGTGTCGCACTCCCACGCGGCCTGGTCTCCCCGGAAAAAATGGAAGGCGACAATCAGTTTTTTCTTTCTTCGTCCGTGACGCCGTACTCGCGCCCTACCAGCCGTACCGCTTCGGCTGCCAGTTCTTCCGGTCCGCTTTCCACCAGCGACTCCGGCGTGGCTGGCGACCCGTCGATCTCCAACCCTCGCACCTCCCGCAGCCCATGGCGCAGATACACACGCTCCATCTCGCCGCGGATAAGCCGGCTTTCCATCTGGTCCGCCGCGTCTTTGCTTGCCGCCAGGAACTCGCTCCGCATAGCGAGCTCACGGATCTGCCGCGCCAGTTCCAGCCGCCTTCCGAACGACGCCCGCGCCACCACAAACGTGACCTCCGGCCGCTTCTCCGAGCGGATCTCCACGACGCTCTCGTATCTCATGCTCGTCTCTACCCGAAGGCGATCACTACTTCATCGTCGCCCTCGCCGAAGGCCCTCCCGTCGCGAAAACGCCACTTCACCCGCCGGTCGTCATCGTCGAATTGCGGCGTCTCCGGCGCCACCTTCTTCGCGTAGATTCCACACAGCTGCCCCGTCCTCTGTCCCAACTGAAACATCACCGCGATCGGCGTCCCCTCCCGCGCTGCCTGATAGAGGCTGATGGTGTGCGCTTCATCGCGTCCATAGAGTTCGAACCCGACGCGCACCTCCCTCCGCCCCGGCACCACCGCCGCGGCAAGCGTCCGGCCAAATTCGGTCGCCCGCACCTCCACATCGTTGTGCACCTCAAAAGTGCCTGCGGTCACCGTGGCGAAGCGGTGCGGCCCCCCTCCCAGCCACACCTGCCCCAAATGCCCCGGCACAATCGTATGCTCGAATTCTCCTGGAGCAGGCTCGCCGGGAAAGCCCGCCAGTTGCCCCGCGCCGCTCTGAAAACTCGCGCTGTCGATAATGTCCTGCGCCGGTCCCGAGAATACGAACTCGTGGTAATCCCCATTCAGCCCGACCCGCAACCGGTTTACCGCCGCCCCGGCCAGGATCCGCTGCACGGCGGTGCTCGGCGTCCAGTAATCGTAAATACTCACACTCGGAAGCTCCGTCGCCGGCCAAAACGTGACCGTCGGTGGCAAAGCAGCGCCCACCACCGGACTAACCGACAAGGGGGCATTCAGCGCCACCGTCAAGTCATTCACTAACGTTTCTACAAAGCGAATCTCGCCCCCGTGCGCCACCGCTTGGCCAACCCTCAACCCGTGTGGAGCAGCGAACGCCAGCACACTCTCCGTCGAACCTCCCGCCACCACACCCCCGCTGAACACTACCGGCGCTCCGCCTAGCGCCGCGCTGAATAGGCCGCTGTACGCGGGCGGCGTCGGCGGCCTCCACGATGTGAGATAAGTCCGGAGCTCATACTCGCTGTTGCGTCGTCCCCCTGCCGGCATCCCCAGGAAAGTCCGGCTGCCCGTCTTGTCCCGGCGTGGCCTTAACTCCAATTGCTGGCGCGCCGTCAGCTTCACCGCTGGAATCCGGTTGTTGCCGCTGATCGCGGGCACAACTCCGTATGCGCTCTCCTCTTTCACATACAGCCGGTTCGCATAAGATGAAATATAGCTTCCCATGTCTCCGCCTTCGCTGCGTCACACACTCACATCGATCGTCATCCGGACCGTCGCGGTGTGCACATAGCGTTTCCCGCCTGACTTCAGTGCCGGAAAGTCCACCTCGTAGCCTCCGCTGTAAAACAGCCCGTCGCCCCAGTCCCCGCGCTGTTGGTCCAGCGTCCGCAATACTGCCGCCGTGTAGAGATGCAGCAGCCCTTCGGCTCGCGCTGCGTGGTCATGCGTCACCCGCACGTCGATGCACATCCGCGCCTTGCCGGAAAACTGTCGGAACTTCTCCGTCAGCGCGTTGGTTAAGGATTCACACCGTACGCTTGCCGACGGGTACTTTCCCTCCCCCCGCCGCTCCAGAAACTCGGTCCCGGTATTCAGGGCCAGCACCTCGCAGTCCGCCAGCTCCGTCCGCGCCACGCCCTCCGTCTCGGCGACGGCGTCCAGGTTGTCCCCGAGCCCTCCAGGCCCTGCCAGCAGACCCGCCACCCGTTCAATTACCCGCTTACTGATGACCGTCACGGTTACCCCCGCTGCATGACGCCCCGCAGGTGGTGATACTGCTGTGGCGCTTGCCCCTGACCGGGCTCACGCGTCCCGCTCACCAGCGTCGTGACGGTGTAGCTCTCTGTCGTCGCAATCGGCGAGCTGTTTTGGAGCACCAGCCTTAACGGGTCGGTCCCCGCGTAGAGGTTCCAGCCTGCCGCCATCGCCGGCGGCGGACCGGCTGTCACCAGGATGCCGTCGCCCCCCTCCACCACTACCGCCGTTTCCGGACCTGGCGCCCCCTCGTCCCCTTCGGCGTTGGTCCACGCCGACCGCAAATAAAACACCCCGCTCGCCAACGCCCCCGCCACCCGCGTCGCCCCGACAGCCGCCGCCTGGGGGATCGGGTTCGTTACCGTCCCGATTCCGATCTCACTGAGCAAACGCCCCGCCCATTTCGCCAGCTCGCGATGCTCTTTCCATTTCCCCTGGTAGCGATCGTTCACCTGGCGGTTCGAAACCTCGCGATACACCAGTTCGAGGGACCGGAATACCAGCCACAGCCGCAGCGCCGGTGTGACCACCACCCCCGCCACCGGATCGCCGCCCCCGATCGAAGGCGTCGCCTGCCGAAGCATCGCGCTCAGTTCCAGCGCGATCTCGTCCCGCGCCAGCAGAACCTTCTTCCCCAGATCGATTCCTTCCGCCGCGGCCGTCTCTAGCAGACTGCCATCGTGAGCCGCCAGTTCCTCCGGGCTCACTCCCGGGACATCTAGTAGCAGCGCCATGGATTCGCTAGCTCCCGCGCTCCCCGCCTTTTCTCAGCGCTCGGAAGTCCTGCTCGCTCACCACCCGCACCTGGAGCCGCGAAGCCGCCTCCCGCTCCTCCGCCTCCCGGCGCGCCGCGGCCTTTTCACCCCGGTACGCCGCGCTTTCTTTCGCGTCCGCGAGCCGCGCCCGCCCTTCGATCACCATTCTTGCGGCAATCTCCGCGCTCACCTCCGTCGCCACGCCCGCGCGTCCTCCATCGGCGGTCTCCAGGCTGATGACCACCGGATAGTCTTCCCGGATGGACTCGCGAACCTTGCGCATCGCCTCGTAGTATTGTTTGAGATCCATCTCCCGCCTCCTCTAATCTGGCGTTCGGGCCGCCGGATTTTTCCCCGCCGGCCCTTGCCGCGCCACGCCCCGCGTTAGCTCCGCACCTGCACGCCAAACGCGTTCCGGATCACCGCGCAACCGTAAAGCACGTCCACGGTGAACTGCTGCGCCAACGTGTTCGGCTGGTAGCTCATGATCACCCGCATGCCGAAGTTGCCCAGCTCCGCGTACTCCGCGATCGCCCCCGTCCCGGGCAGCGGTTGCGGCAGCCGCCGGATCACCAACCCCATTGCATTGCGGGCGAACGCAAGGTTGTTCGTGGTCACCGGAGCGCTTCCCGTCTTCGCCACGAACTGGGACCGGAAGACGTAGAAGTCCTTGATCTTCCCCACCGAACCGTCGATTAACGCCCGCAGCCCGGCGTCCCCCGCCGTCTGAAACTCGCTGAACCGCGGAATTTGCCGCAGCGCCGAGTAGGCCGCCGAGTCCACCACCAGATACTTCGGCTCGCTCGCCGGCAGCTTCGCGTTGAACAACGCCGTCTCCGCGCTGTCCACCACCGCTTCGGTCAGCGCTACCCCCGCCGTTCCCACCGGCGAGTTCGCCGTGAAACCCGCGTACAGATTCAGCAAATCGGTCTCGATCTTCTGCGCAATCGCGATCACGGCGGGCTGCATGTAGATCTTCAGCAAGTCCGGCACCGCGAGCACCTTGGTGACGTCCGGTATCTGGAACGTCGCCTCCACGTGCGAATTCAGCACGATCTGCGACGTGCTCAGGCTCGGGTTCTGCGTCGTTACCGTCCCCCCCTCCGCGATGTTGTTAGCGATCAGGGTCGGCGGAATCACCACATTCACGGTGTCCCCCGCCTGCGCCAAGGTCGGCTCGTAGTCGCGATTGACCAGGTTCCCCATCACCAGGTTCCCCACCAAAGCGGGCAGCGCGTCGGCCGCCACTAACTTCACAATCGCGTTCGCTACGTTCGCTGACGTAATAGCTGGCATTCCGTTCTCCTCTGTTCTGCCTTCCCGCGGCTCCCCCGAGCCGCCTGTCTATTGCCCGCGGAGCGTCTGCGAGGCGACTCGCAGAATCTCCAACCGGGCCTTCTCCATCTCCTCCCGGCTCATGCCCGGACGGATTTTCTCCAGGTCAACGCTGCCTCCGCTCGCCGGCGCCCGGTTCCCCGGCCCGGTTCCCGACCCCCCTGGAATCCGCGCCGGTAGGAACTCTGGATTGGCGCGCAGAAAGTCCGCCACGTAATCCCGGAGCGGCACTTCCCCGCCCTCCGCCCGCGCCAAAAGCTTGCCGTCTTCCCCCTTCACCACTGCGTCCTGAATCACCTTATAGGCCAGGTCCACTTTCTGGACGCCCGCTCGTTGCAACTCCGCCCGGATCCCCGCGCTCCGCTCGGCCTGCTCCGCTTGGGTCCGAGCCCGCTCGTTCTCCGCAATCAGCTCGTTCACCCGCTTCTCCAGCGCTTCCCGCCGGCGCCGCTCCTCATGTAGCTCCGCCTTGTATGCAGGCTCCGTCTTGCTTTGCTCTCTCTGCCGGTATTCTTCGATCACCCTCCGCACCACCGTCTCGAGGTCGCCGCTTGCCGCCTCACTCGGCCGCCCCTGAGTGTCCTCGTCCATGCTTTACCCTCCTTCCTTCGTTGCTCAATGACTGCCCTGCGCTGCGTCGATTTCCCTCGCAATCCGGTCTTTGATTTCCTGCCGGACGTCGCACAGATACTTGAACGCCAGCTTCTTGAACACCTGCTTTCGTAACGTCTCCGACGGAATCCCTAGCGCCAGCATCTTGCGCGCGTCCTCCAGTTCCCCGCCGAAATCGCCAATGTCGAATTCGTCCAGCCCCGAGACATCGATCGCCAGCCCGTCCTCCCGCGCCGCCTCGATCGCTCGCAGCACCTGCTTCATCGTTTCCTTCACCGCGTCGCCATAGGCCCGCAGCACCTCTTGCGTGATCCCGAAGTCCCTCAGTTTGCTCAAGCCGGACTGCGCCAAGCTGCTCGCGCTGGTGCCCATCGCGTGCGACATCAGGTAACACACCCGGTACAATTCGTCCTTGAGACGCACCAGGTTGTCCGCCGCAATCTGATACACCGTCCCGGCGGGCTCCGTCCACCCAAACCGGTCCTCCGGACCGAGCTGAATGTAGTAGCTCTCACCCATCACCTGCGCGAACGGTTTCTCGGAATAAACCACCGGCATCGCAAACAGCCCCATGGTCAGCGCCCACGCCAGTGCGTTGGACTTATTGAAGTGCTCCAACTGCAACAGCGCGGCCTTGTTCATCAGCCACAGCCCCTCTGAGATGCGCAGTTCAAAAACCGGCACTCGTGCGAACCGCGCCAGCCCGTGCTTCCCTTCCGCCATGAGCCGCACCGCCGCCGTCTCGCCGTGCTCCACCTCCGCCTCGTACACGCCATAGCGCTCCCGGTCGTAGTGAACCCACTGCCGATGACGCCGCCAGACGCCGGCCTCCGCACTGTCCTTCCTCAGCGTCTCGGTCCGGAACACAACCCACTGGAGATTCCCATCATTGTCCCGGTCCCAGTTGATCAACTCCTCCGGCGTGTACGCGGTCAGATAAGCTCGCGAACGCCCGCTCTCGTCCTCCTCCGCCCGGTTCCGGGCCTCACCTTTGAGACTGGGAAACTCCACCACCGTGTACGCCGTCCCGTGCACCAGCGCCTGAACCAGTTGCGCGCGAAAGAACTCCGCGAAGTCCGTTCCCCTCAGGTCGCAATCTTCCAGGAACCGCGCGTAGAACGCGCGGCCTGCCTCGTTCCTCCCCTCGCACAACACCACCGGCTCGCGCCGCATGAGGGTCGCGGCATACCAGTCGATGATCGAACCGATGTAATTCTCATAGAACACGCGGTTCAGGCGTTCGTAGTAAACCTCTGCCGGCTCCTTGCTGCGCCGGATCAGATACTCGGCCGCGTGCTCGCGAAATTGTTCCCCACCCGCATACAAGTCCGCGTACTTCCGCCACATCCCCTTGCGCGCCGTGTACTCTGGGTGTTCTCTTTGAATCCACTCCATGCCTCGTGTCCTCATCTCCGGCCTTAACAGCCTGCATCTCAAGCCGCCACCACCAGGGAGCGGCCCTGCGGCAAGCCTTAAACACAGGCTGTGAGCCGCCCGCGTCTGCGTCGCGGCGTCGAAGGTTCGTGTCCCCGCAAATTGCCGAGTAGCGAAGCCGCAAGTGGAAGCGAGCGGCCTTGGCGGGCCTCTTCCGGCTTTGGACCAGGGCGGTTAGGCTTCGGCGGTCAGCTTCGTCACTCGCTCTCCTCCGGCCCTATAGCCAGAAGAGAGGCTCGCTCCGCTCTCCGATCACCGTCCGGTTCAGGGTTTCCTGCCACACTAAGTAACCAAGTGCATCGGTCAGATGCGTGCGGTTCCGGTCGCGCGCCTTATCAATCTCCGCGGTCCCCTCCGCGTACTGGACCTGTTCGAAGTCTTTGATTAACTCCCTGCACCGCCGGTCAATGAACAGCGATACCCTTCCCGAAGCTGTCTTCAGTCTCGCGTTCAAGACGTTCACTCGGTCCCGCACCGCCGGATTCGCGCGTGGCACCCGGTATTCCAACCTTATCCCACGCTCCGCGAAACACTCCGCAATCATCTGGTAATCCGAGTTCCCGGTCGTCTGCCGTCGCGCCCCGGACGCGTCGCCGTACACCACCATGCCCCCCGTGTGCCTGCCGTACCGGTCCAGAAAGCAGCGGCACGCGTCGGATGTCGTCGCACTCTTCAGCACAATCTCGTCCAGTACGAACACGCAGTCGTCAACCATCTGCGCGACCACCGAACTCATCGGATCCACGTTGAAGTCGAGCGCCCACAGCAGCGGCATTCTCTCGTCAACCGTGAGGTCCGTGACATGTTCTTCCCGCTGGAAAGCGTAGTACACCAGCCCTCCCGAAGTGCTCAAATACTCCCCAAGCGCTTCTTGCTGGAAGAACAGTGGATCGTAGCTTGCCTTGAGGCGATCGTAGAAATCCGGTACGCGATCCAGCAGGTAGCGGTTCTCGTATGGCTTCGCCAGCGTCACGTGGTAGCCCGGCGTGGCATCCCCCACAAACCGCCGGTATACCCAGTCAAAACCCTTCGGCGTCCATACGGCGAACCCGCACAAACGCTTCGCCTTCGGATCGCGCAGGCGTCCTTCCAGCCGCAGCCACGCCTCCTCCGGCGCATAGGTAAGCTCGTCCAAACCGAACCACGCCAGGTTCGTTCCGCGCAAACGTTCGAAGTCGTCCACCGGCCGGAACAGAACGCGCGACCCGCAGTCCCGCAGCACGAGCGTGTTCTCCGCCTTATTCAGTTCGTAAGGAATCCCGTCCCGGTTCAGGATCTCCAGCAGCGTGGCTTGGGTCGCATCCCGGAGCAT